ACATACGTTTCACTTTAAAGTACAAATTCAAGTAACACACAACGATAGAGACATTGAATTTATTCAATTCAAACGTTGGTTAGAGAATCTTTATAAAGAAGACGTTCTCGAACTAGATTACAAGTCATGCGAAATGATTGCAGATGATTTGTATCTACAAATTAACAACAAATATCCCGGCCGGTTTGTTGTTATTGATGTCGCCGAAGATGGCGAAAACGGCTGTCAAATTGTTTACCCATAGTAAGAAGGAATAGGTAAATGTCAATTAAAGATCCTGTTGTTCGTAAAGTTTTTGACGACTTGGATAAGTTCCGCGACTTTTGTCGTTTTGAAGGTAAAGTTTTTAATGAAAAAGATCTTTACAGTAAAGATGCTCCTGTTTGGATTGCATATAATAAGCACCAAGGTTGGCTTCGTGCTAAAGCCCGCAATGCAGGTAGGAATTTTAATAATCGGAGAAACTAATGACTATCTATCTTGTAGATATCGAAGCAGTTGATACACGTTATACTAAGCAATGGAAAGACTATCTTCCTAAGCAACTGCAACGAGCTACAAATGAAGAAGTAAAAGTTATAAGCGGTGGTGAAACGCCTCAGGCTACTACGCCTGGGGCATTTCTCAATTTCGGTGGCACTAATGTTTACAAAAGTAAACAGTTAGAAACCATAGGTGAAATGTTTTGTAAAGGACAGATTGAGGATGGAGATTACTTCTTATATACTGATGCTTGGAACCCTACTGTTATTCAGTTACGTTATATGGCAGAACTTTTGGACGTTGATATTAGCATCGGCGGTCTATGGCATGCTGGTAGCTATGATCCTCAAGACTTTCTTGGACGGCTTATAGGTGATAAACCTTGGGTACGTCATGCAGAGCAATCAATGTATGCGTGTTATGACGACAATTTCTTTGCAACAGACTTTCATATCGAGCTGTTCGATCAAAGTCTTAACATGAAAGAAAGTACATCACATCGTGTTGGTTGGCCTATGGAATATTTAAAAGATAGTCTAGAGCAATATAAAGGAATGGAAAAGCGTGACTTAATACTATTTCCACATAGAGTTGCTCCTGAAAAGCAAGTTGAAATATTCCGTGATCTTTCAAGTGCATTACCGCAATATGAGTTTATAGTATGTCAAGAACAACAATTAAGTAAAAATGATTATCATAATTTACTAGGAGAAGCTAAACTAGTGTTTAGTGCTAACTTACAAGAAACGCTTGGCATTAGTTGGTACGAAGGCGCACTAGTAAATGCTATTCCTATGGTTCCTGATAGGCTCAGTTATAGTGAAATGGCATTGCCTGAATTTAAATATCCAAGTGCATGGACTGAAGATTACGATGCATACTTGCATAATAAAGGCAAAGTTATTGAACAAATAGTAAATTATATGAAACACTACGAAGATTTACTACCAAGTATCAACAAGCAAGTAACAAAATTAAATAAGGAATTTTTTAGTGGTAAAAAATTGTATAGGGTTATAAGAGATGGCGAATAAAGACGATACAGTTACTATTGATATTTCAGGTCTTACATTAGACACAGAAGATTTATATATAGACAACAATATGTCTACAATAACACTTAGTTCTAGTATAGACACAATTAGCGTCGACAGTAATTATACAGTTAGTCTCGATGATGAGTTTGATTTTTCAAGCATTACTATTACTGGCGTAGAATTTGAAGACACTATGCCCGAGCTTGAAAGAGTACAAAACATGTGTATGCACTACCCTGCTCTTGCAAAAGCATATGAGAATTTTAAAACAATCTACAAAATGGTAGACCAAGATTATAAAGGCAACTACGAGGACGATCTATGAGTATGAATCACGATGCAAAACCAAAAGACGAAGAACTAGAGCGTATGAAGGCAGAGTTCCTTGCTAAGGGTGGTAAAGTTACTAAAAGTGAAACTAAACCTATGCCTAGCGAACTTGGTATTAGCAACAATCAATGGAACAACAAACTAACCAAAGCAGAAAAAGATGCAAAGGCAGGCAAATGATTAAGAAACATTATTACTCATGGCAAGATGTAGAACGTATGTGTGTTAGTATTGTAAATCAAATGTATAAAGACAATTGGAAGCCTGATTACATTGTAGGTATTACAAGAGGCGGCAATGTACCTGCAACTATTATTTCAAATATGACTGGTATACGTTGCGAAGCATTAAAGGTTAGTCTGCGTGATGACGACAGTGAAAGTGAAAGCAACTGTTGGATGGCTGAAGATGCATTTGGATATGAACACTTTAAAATTTTAGAACACAATGCAGACATTAGTGCTAGTGCAGGAGAATCTATTTTAAATCTTCCTATTAGCAGAAAAAATATTCTTATTGTAGATGACATCAATGATACAGGTGCTACGTTTAACTGGATTAAACAAGACTGGCCTGCAGGTTGTTTACCTAACGAAGAAAGCTGGAACACAGTATGGAATAACAATGTTCGCTTTGCTACACTAACAGAAAACCTAGCAAGTGAATTTGACAAAGTACGTTACACTTGCCACGAAATTAACAAAGCAGAAGAAGATGTTTGGCTAGTTTACCCTTGGGAAAACGTAGCTGAATATTAACAGTAATTAAAAAACTAGTATAGAAAGGAATTACTATGGAAGAAGAACAACAAGGTCTATCGTTTACATTAGGTCCACAATTAATCCACGCATGTAAAATGCATGCCTTGGGAGAACTCGAAAGAGCAAAAACAAACATATTGGTTTACATGAATCATAGTGTAGGTATTGGTGAACATGCTGATATTGTAGAAGCTATTCAAGAAGAACTTGATAAAATGGCAGCTGCAGAAGATAGAGTAGAAATGCTTGAAAAACATTTTGAATAATAGTATTGACAAATAACCTAAATAAGTGTATACTGTATGTGAGTTATGGTATACACGGCAATCCACTGCCTAAACATCGGAGATAAAAAATATGGCATTACACAAAGCATTATTACACCGCCTTCAAACAGAAGGTATTCGCCACTGGGCGGGAGATAACATTTCATATGTTATGCAAAAAGGCGATAAAGAAAAATTAATTGACGAAGCTACAGAAGCATTTGAAAATGTATTAGATACACTTTTAATCGACCGTCATAATGATCCTAATTCTAAAGGTACAGCACGGCGTCTTGCTAAAATGTACTACAATGAATTAATGGCAGGAAGATATGATATCCCGCCAGCAGCAACAGCATTTCCTAATGATTCAGAAGAACGTTATGAAGGCATGTTAGTTGTACGTTCAGAACTAAAAAGTATGTGTTCACATCATCACCAGCCAGTAAGTGGCGTTGCATATATTGGTATTATTGCCGCAGACAAACTAATTGGTCTAAGCAAATATACACGTATTGCACAGTGGTGTGCTAGACGTGGAACACTACAAGAAGAACTTGCTAATGATATTGCTAAAGAAATTGCAAAGGCAACTGACGCAGAACATTTAGGTGTTTACATTCAAGCAACACACGGTTGTTGTGAGAATCGCGGCATTATGGCACACAGTAGTTTAACACAAACTACAGTATTACGTGGTGCATTTAAAGATGACGCAGGTACAAAGAAAGAGTTCTTTGACAACATTAAGCTACAACAAGAGTTTAGTTGTTAATGAGTAGATTAATTGCATTTGGCTGTAGTTATACATACGGTCATGGCCTTGAAGATTGTGTAGATGAATTTATGATGCCTGGCCCTACAGCAAGTAAGTTAGCGTGGCCGCAGCTATTAGCAGATAAATTAAATCTAGAATGTATAAACGAAGGACAACCTGGTGCTAGTAACAAACAAACGTGGTATAAAATAATTAATTATAAGTTTCGGATAACTGATTTAGTTTTTATTTTGTGGTCTACTAATGAAAGACATTGTATAATTAATAAAGACTATACAGTTGACCAAATCGGACACTGGGTTAAATCTAAGCCTTCTAAAATGTACTACAAACACTTGTTTAATGAAGTAGATCAAGCTATTGATTCTAATTTAAGAATAGAACATTGTACTTATCACTTAATTAATAAAGGTATAATACATTATAATATGCTGTTTAGAAAAGACACAATAGACGGACCTAGCAATGCTACAATATTAGATACTAATTTTCGTACAATTAAACATGGTATGCCTAGAGCAGTAGATAAATTGCATCCAGGTAAAGAAGCACATAAAAAATTTGCACAGGAAATATACGGAGAAATAAATGAAACTTAGATATTCAGAAGCATTTTATAGCGTACAAGGCGAAGGTAAGTTTGTAGGAGTACCCAGTGTATTCCTACGCACATTCGGTTGTAACTTTCGTTGCATGAACTTTGGTACTAACGAAACAAAAGATCGTTGGGAGCAACATAAAGAAGGTAACCGTTATAATGCAGAAGTAAAAGCATTAATTGACGCAGGTGTACACGAAACAACTGAGAAGTTTACAGACTTACCTATTGTACACACAGGATGCGATACATATGCAAGTATCTATCCAGAGTTTAAACACTTTAACAAAGAAGCAACTATTGACGAAGTAGTTGAGCATTTACTTTCACTTACTCCTAACGGTAAGTGGGTACAGGAGAATGGTCAAGATGTCCATTTGATATTAACGGGTGGTGAACCTTTGCTTGCATGGCAAAGGTTATATGTAGAGTTATTTGAACACCCACGTATGCAGGATTTAAAAAATGTCACATTTGAAACAAACACTACACAACCTTTACACAGCGATTTCTTCAAATATCTCGATCGTCAAACAAGATTTAAAGTCACTTGGAGTTGTTCCCCAAAACTTAGTGTCTCAGGAGAACCTTGGGAAACTGCTATATTGCCTGATGTTGCTTGGGAGTATCAGCTTATTAACGATAGCGACCTGTATCTTAAGTTTGTTGTGGCTACTAAAGATGACTTTGATGAAGTTACTAGAGCTGTCGAAGCATATCGTGCTAAAGGTGTGGAGTGTCCTGTATACCTTATGCCGCTTGGTGGTCGTTCGGAAGAATACACGCTCAACGTCAAAGATGTCGCAGAAGCGTGTATGGAAAGAGGATGGCGTTTTACCCCAAGACTACATATCTCGCTCTTCGGAAACGCATGGGGAACTTAGAGAGTATAAGAACTCTCAGCATGAGAAAGCAATGAAAGCATCTATTGATCAAGATGCAATTAGAAAGGCTGGTTGGTAATGAAAGATCCTAAAGTAGCAGACATGATTAAAGAGTTACGTTTGTACGTAGCTAGTATAAACAAACTAAATATCAAATTATATAAGCAAGGAGTAAGCTATAGAATCGATGACGGCTATAGTGAAGAACTTAATGCTAAACAAATTGAAATACAATATTTGCAACAAAAGGTGGAATACTAATGGGATGGTGGAATAAACTCATAAGAGACAAAGAAACAAAAGAACTTACGGACGAAGACGTAAGAAGATCTGCATTAGAATCAGAAAAGGAAGCAGCAACTAAAGCTGGTAAACCTTGGGTTGCTGTACTTGATACGCAGATAAATCCAGAAAATATTCGCAATGGATTCTTTGAAATCGACTGGAATAACGAGTTTATTGAACAATTACTCGATGCTGGATACTCAGGCGAAACAAACGAACAGATAGTTGATGCATGGTTTAGAACTATTGTCTATCAAATGCTTGAAGAAGAAGGACAAGATCCTACAGTTGGTGCAGGATATATAAATGTTGTACCTATAGACAAGGGTAAATCAGAAGTATCATGACAATAGAAGCAACAGCCTACAGCTTATTTCCAAGTTTAGTTATGCAGTTTGATTTAAGTAAAGAATTTAGTGACGAGCATATGCTCCAATTAAGTGAAAATACACCTGAACATACTGAACATGCGTTGCAACATAAAGGTAAAAGTTCCTATACAAAAAATCCAAACTTTTTACATGACTTTCCTTGGCTTAATGAATCTTTTTCACGCTGTGTATCGGAGTATGCTAACGTGGCAGGATTACAAGATATTGTTATAAAGGGATCTTGGACCAATCGAATGGGTGTCGATGGTAAAACTCTATTACATAGACATGAAGGAAGTGTTGTAAGTGGTGCTTTTTATTATGATTGCGACGACGATAGTGTACCGTTAGTAGTACACAGTCCGATTAGACCATATAGAATGGCAGAAGTACATAGAGAAGTAACGCAATGGAATGAATATACACAAAAATTACCATGTATAAACTATATGCTGTATATATTTCCAAGCTGGATGGATCATGAAACTACTATTAATTCTACCAAAATGCGTAATGTTATATCTTTTAACACATTTTATCCTTGACAAATCGTATATAATCGTATATAATCGTATATAGTTAGTAACAGTTTAGGCAATACAATGGCAACTTATATTTTAGTAGACACTCTTAACACGTTTTTTCGTGCAAGACACGTAGTACGTGGCGATATCGACACTAAGGTTGGTATGGCACTACATATTACACTTAATAGTGTTAAGAAAGCATGGCGTGACTTTGAAGGTTCGCATGTTGTTTTCTGCTTAGAAGGACGTAGCTGGCGCAAGGACTTTTATCAGCCTTACAAGCGTAATAGACAAGTAAGTCGTGATGCAATGACTCCTAGTCAGCAAGAAGAAGATAAAGTATTCTTTGAAATATTTGACGAGTTTAAAGACTTTATTGCTGACAAAACAAATTGTACTGTACTACAAAACCCTGTTCTAGAAGCTGACGACTATATTGCAGGTTGGGTACAAGCACATCCTAATGATAATCATGTTATTGTTAGTACAGATGGCGACTTTGCACAACTTATTGCTCCTAATGTTAAACAATATAACGGTATTAGTAACACAACTATTACACACGAAGGGTATTTTGATGATAACGGTGCACCTGTAGTAGATAAAAAGACTAAAGAGCCTAAAGCTGCACCTGAGCCTAACTTTATGTTGTTTGAAAAGTGTATGCGTGGCGATACTAGTGACAACGTGTTTAGTGCTTATCCTGGTGTACGTAAGAAAGGCACTAAAAACAAAGTAGGTCTTATCGAAGCATATGCTGATAAAGAGACAAAAGGCTTTAATTGGAATAATATGATGCTACAGCGTTGGGTAGATCACGAAGGTGAAGAGCATCGTGTACTAGATGACTACAATCGTAATGTTACACTATGCGATTTGACTGCACAGCCTGCAGATATTAGAGAGATAATTAATAATACTATTAGTGATGTTGAACCTAAGTCGATATCACAAGTAGGTTTACGTCTTATGAAATTTTGTGCGAAATGGGATATGCAACGAGTTGCAGATCAAGCTAACCTTTTCGCAGAACCACTACAAGCGAGGTATCCTAAATGATAAAAGCAAAGCCTATTTTAAAAGATAAGTTCTGGATTATAGAACAAAATGGTAGCAATGTAGGTACATTAAGTGTATCAGAAGATCAATACTTGTATTCATGCGATACTGGTACACATATGTACACAAATCCAAGTCAGCTTAACAAAGCACTAGGCGGAAATATACTATGGTCAGAGTCTATTAGTGATGCAGAAGAATCTGATAACATTGCATACGAATATCCAACTAGCACTAAGCCACATAATATTATATGGGATGTGAAACAAAAACTTCCGTTGTTTACAAAAAGTGAAAAGAGTAAAAGCCTGTATGCCGCAGGCTATTATATTATTAGATTTGAAAAAGGTTGGGTTAAAAGTTTTTGTCCTAAGCTAATTACAATACAAAGGTATGAATTTAAAGGACCTTTTAAAGACGACTTACATATGAGATTGGAATTGTCTAATGCAAACAAACACTCCTCTTAATAATATGCCTATTCAGCAGTTTTTAAGTCAAGTTAAGACTGCTGACTCTACAAGAGCAAAAGAAATTAAAATGTCAATCGAACAAGCTAGGAGTCTGGCGCTTACCCTAGGACAAGTTATGGCAAGACTTAACGGTGACTTAGAACAATTGTTGCAAAAAGAGTATTCTAAAGAAAATGAAGTAATACAAATCCAAATGGATGGCGGATCTAGCTGGTAAAAAGAGATAAATATATGCGTAGTTAATTAAGGATACGCATATGAGTCGGCCAAAGCCTAAAGTATTATTAGAATACGTTGATAAAAAGACATACAAGGTAGAACAAGTTCTTGATGCGGAAGCTATTTGGGCTGTATTTTACAAAAATAAACCGTTTAATCTAAAAAGTTCTAATGCACTTACTAGTTATCCTGGTCCAAAATACAAAAAAGTCAGCTTTAGTAACCCAGGACATGCTCACAATCTAGCACAAAAGTTAAATGAAATGTTTCATACAACGGATTTTAATGTTGTTATGCTCACAGATGGTGAAGTAGTTCAAGAATGAACACAAAAGAAGTATATACTAAAATTTTTTTAAAAGCAGCAGGTATAGCAGTAAGTGAATTATCTGTTAAAGAGTATATGCCTCAATGGTGGAAGAACACAAGAGAAAAAGAAACAGGCGGCTTGCGTCTTACTGACGACGGATACGATTTTCTCATAGAAAAAGTTCAGCTTAAAACATATGAAGTCCCGTACAGTACAAACTTTGAATTTACTACACAGGTTATTATATGGTTAGACCAGTTTATAGACTGCCCTTATTACTTAGGTACACGTAGTATGTATGTGACGAACGAAAAGAAGGCACTCGAACTAAGTCTTTTTAGCGGCGATGTTCGCAAATACGGACTAATGAAAGCTCTAAAAAAGAACAAAAAAGATGAAAAAAACACTTGACATTCTATGTATTGATGTTATTATATATGTATAGTTAGAAACTAGGCACTGATAACTTAATATAAAGGAATACAAGATGGAAGCATCAATTACACGTACTGTAAGCCCTAATGGCGCAAAGAAAAGCATTTTACGTGCTTTTAAAAAGAAACGTCCTATCTTTTTGTGGGGACCTCCAGGTATTGGTAAATCGGAAGTAATTGGCCAAATTACCAAAGGCATGGAAAATTCACATCTAATCGACATTCGTTTGTCATTATGGGATCCTACAGACATTAAAGGTATGCCATACTACGCTTCAAACGATAACACAATGAAGTGGGCACCACCTGTAGAATTACCTACAGAAGAATTTGCGGCACAATACGATAACATTGTATTGTTCTTAGACGAAATGAACTCAGCAGCGCCTGCTGTACAGGCGGCAGCTTATCAGCTTATCCTTAATCGTAAGGTTGGTACTTATAAGTTACCAGATAACGTTCTTATTGTTGCAGCTGGTAACCGTGACGCAGACAAAGGTGTTACATATCGTATGCCAGCACCGTTGGCTAACCGCTTTGTTCACTTGGAACTTGCTGTATCATTTGATGACTGGTTCCAGTGGGCTGTAGATAACCGTGTACACAAAGATGTTGTTGGTTATATGCAGTTCAGCAAAAAAGACTTGTATGACTTTGATCCTAAGTCGCCAAGCCGTTCGTTTGCTACTCCACGTAGCTGGACGTTCGTTTCCGAATTACTTGAAGACGAAGACGACGACGACAATACTACAACAGATCTTGTTGCAGGTTCAGTCGGAGAAGGCTTAGCCGTCAAGTTTATGGCGCATCGAAAGATTGCGTCAAGTATGCCTAACCCAAGCGATATCTTGGAAGGCAAAGTAGAGAAGATTACTAACAAAGAAATCAGTGCCATGTATTCCTTGACAGTATCTCTCTGCTACGAACTTAAAGAAGCATGTGATAAGGGCGATAAAAAGTTCGATGATAAGGTAAATAACTTCTTACGCTTTTCGATGGATAACTTCGAAACAGAATTAGTTGTTATGGGAATCAAACTTGCACTTACACAATACTCACTTCCAATCGATCCAGACGAAGTTGAGTGCTTTGATGAGTTCCATGAGCGCTATGGCAAGTATATTACTGCTGCACAGGCTGCTTAAACAAGAGAAATGGGTAGGAAACTGCCCATTTCTTCTTGACTTTTATAGCAAACGGTTATATACTAATAGTATAACAATAGGAGACATGGCATGCCCTTAGATTTTTTTAATTCAAACGTACTTTATAATCTAGAAGGTACTAAACATTGGACACCTAATCCGGATATTACTCCTGAAGAATTAGAAG